AACGGGATGAGGCCTTGGGCGCCAACCCCAGTGGGGGACGCCCAGGCGTTGGCCCTGGCTTCCTCCCCAACCCCCGGGAAACACGGCAGCGGGGCCGAGCTCCCGCTCCCCCCAGCCCTTCCTAAAGAAGCCAACCGGGTTCCCGCCTGCCCCCCAACCCAGCCCACCTTGTCCAAACCCCCTAAAACCCCAACCGCACAGCGCCCCACACCTCTGACGCCCCATCATTCAACACTCGCGGTTCTCCATACACGCCAACGAGCTCACGTTCACCAGCCTCAAACACGACCGGATAGTCATTCAGCCACCTGTCCGACCTCAGATGCGCCTTGACCCCATCAATCACCGAGTCGAAGAAGTCCATCGCGACTTCGGCATGCGTCTCAATGCTGTGGCAGAACACCTGGAACTCCACCGTGTAGTGAACCCACTTCTTGCCTGACGTCGCACCCCCGATGGCTATGCGCTCTTCAGTCTCGCTGATGATGTAGGTGACGCCGACAGCACCAGACTTCGTTCCCGACGGCTGACCGGCCCTGAAATCTCCGCCAGGGATGCGCTTAGGAAAGCTGGAGTAGACCTTGTTCAAGCCCGTGACTGCTGGCGGCTGGAAGAACGCCGTGACCGCATTGCGGATAGTGGCGCGGCTCATCGAATGCGCCTGAATGGCTTCAAGATATCCATAGCAGCCTCATAATCAACAACTGCTGACGGATTAGCCGTCTGGAACGTCGATGGAGTCAACTGCGTCATCACCAGCGAAGCGTTCCCGCGAGCCTTCAACACGGCTGACGTGACATAGATGCATGCCTGCTTGATTGACGGGGGCAGCGCAGACACGCTGATCGTGGACAGGTGCGAATACGCCGTCACTGTCGATATCGGCAGGTTGCCCGCACCCTCGGCAGGCGTGAACGAACCATCCACCATCCGAGTCTCCGTTGATGACCCGTCATAGATGGTGAAGTCCATCCCCGGCAGGAACCCTGTCAAGTCACTCACCGGCAGGACACTCGCCCCAGCCGCAACCGACGCCGACAGCGCAGTATTCGGATACCCGTTCACATACGTCAGCGACACGAACTGCTCCTGAGTCACCGAGTAGTTCCCCGCAAACTGGATCGGCCCATTGAACGCGCTACTGAACCCCTGAATGGGAAACACGATGCTCATGTCTTCGATCCAGCACGCCGACGCCGACACGCTCGCCATCAGATTCGGCAACGGCCCATAGCTCAGCGACACGACCTCAGTAATCGGCCAATACCTGGGATGAATCTTCAGGAACCCCCGACGATCCACCCTTGCCCGCATGGACTCCGTATCCTTCGTGGACGCGATCACCTGACCGCAGTGCGAGTCGATCCAAGAAGATGCCCGGGCAATAACGTTCGCCAGCTCCTGATCATTGATCGCAGACGTACCCCCACCCACCAGGTCGTCCACGTCAATCGCCGTTGGTGCCTGCTTGAACTCAGCAATCGTCAGATACGGGGTGCTGAACAAGGTGCTGATGGAGGTGATGGCGTTACTCACGGTCACATTCCCCACCGCAGCGCGAGCAAGCCTTGAACCACGTCCTGAACCCGCAAGAACCGCAAATGAAGCCCCTAGAGGCACTAGGGCGATCAACCCCAGCCACCGTGAAGCCCTGAGCCTTCAACGCCTTAACGTGGCTCGGATCGTCAACATGGACCGCGCCGTCACGAGACCAGTCATACCGGCGCGAACGCGGCCCCTGGATATCAACCTGACGCATCGTGTCATTCGGGGCAAGCAGTCGCATCCGTCAATCCTTCCTCGCCCAAACCTGGGGGCCACGCTCAGGACGGGATGAGCGCAGCCCCCAGGGTCAAAGGGAACTACAGGGCAATACCCGTGATCGCACCATTCCACGCAGGCGCATAGCAGACGAACGTCCCCTGCCAGTAGCTGCTGATCTGGTACTGGAAGTCGATCACCGGCCAGTTGATACCCATGTAATCCTGAACGTTGATAACGCTCCACACGTTGCTGACCTGAGAATCAGGAATCGGCAGCGAGTACGACAGGATCGCAGTGTTGCCCTGCGGCATCCACGGATGAACCGTCATCGGGACCACCTTGCCGGTCACCTGATTCTGGATTGCCGTAATCACCGAGCCGAGCACAGCGTTACCAGTCTCGTCCTGCTGGATCGTCAACCGGTAGTTGGTGCTGTTGCTGGACTTCAGCAGCTCGGACAGGTTCGACCGATCCGTGCCATTGAACAGCAGCTCGTCAGGATCAGCCTTCACGCTCGTGTACAGGCTAGCGAACGCAGTCTGGAACTCAGACCCCGGCGCAGCCGCATCCCACGAGCCATTCAGCACCTCACGGTAACCGCTGTTGGCGCTGGTGACGACCGGCATGATGCCGTCATAGCCATTCGCGAACGCGCTGGTGTCGCCAGCAGCAGGCACGGCAGCCGTGACTCCACTGGTCGGCAGCGCACCCGTGATGCGGAACACGTTCGATCCGGTGCGGCCCGCGTGGAACAGGGCAGCATCAGCCGGTGCCGAAGCACCAGTGCCGACATACACCCGGTAGCCCAGAGCACCCGTCACGTCCACGCCCATCGTGACCTTCGCGACAGACCCAGCCGACGCCGACACCGACGCAATCGCCGACGGAGTGGACTGACCGAAGTCGCCCGCATCCGCAGTGACCTTCACCCACACGGTGGTCGTAGCACCCGAGTAGGCAGTTTCACCGGTAGCTGGCGCAACATTGGTGACGGTGACGCTCGTGGGGGCAGCCAGCGCCCCGACAAACGCACTGTTAGTGCCACGCCCCATCAGCAGCATGCGCTCTTCCAGCAGCATGGAGCTGTACAGAAGGGACTGAGCCGACAGGGCACGAATGTCCTGGAAACCCTGGCCCGCGAACTGAGCGGCAAAGCTCACCGAGTCTGAGACGCCGAACTGGAAGTAAGGCACTGTCTTGTCGTCACCGGCGTAGCTGATCTTCGCTCCACGATTCAGGTACAGGCTCTGGCCCGCACCAGTGGGAGCAAAGTTGTTCTGAGTCGTCTCAGCGATACCGGGATGAAACACGCCGACGCCACCAGTGCCCGAGCCCGTGATACCGGTGATGCGCTTGTACCGGCGACTCGTGCCCTGGCCCTTCTCACGCGGCAGCTTGTTCCGCAGTGGAGTCGGGCGTGGGGCGAGATACTTGGCTGGTGCCTCCAGATCGAACGGCACGAGACCAGTGCCAATCGGGGAACCAGTCGTGATGCCGTCGCCAATCGTGATGTCCTTGACGATCTCACGAGACGCCTGAACCTGCTGCTGGATCGAAGCCAGGGTGTCAGCGCCAATCGCCTTCGCCAGTACCGGATTCTGGGCAGCACGCTCCAGCTCGGCCAAAGCGGCACCCGGCCCCGGCTGAAGCCCAGGAATCGGAACCGCTGGAACGAAATCGCCACGCGCACCCGCACTCAGCGACTTAGCCATTGCATCATGGAAACCCGCATCACGCTGTGCGAGTTCCTTCGGGTCAACAGTCCCATACAGGTCTGTTGCAGGAGGAAGATTCATCATTATCCAATCTTGGTTTCAAGTTCCGCCGCCAGGGCCAAGTAACCCTTCGCTAGGTACGGGTCAGTTGCCTGGGCAGCCTTAGCACGATACGAAGCAGCCTTCACGGCATTGGGGTCAATCTCCACCGGCACTGACTTCACGGCAGTGCGGACAGGACCACGACTGGCTGACTTCTCAACCCTTTGAAGCCTCTCATCAAGTGACTTGATGCTCTTGGAGACTTCCTCTGTTGACTCAACAGCCTTCCCCGATTCTGCCATGCGGGACTCAATCCGCGCAAGTGCCTCAGCAATACTGTTCAACAGCTCCATCTCAGCGGTCATGTGTTCAGTCGTCTCGGAGTCTTCCTTCATCCCCGGTTCCTTGTCCATCATGCCCGTGGATTCCTCGGCAGCCATAGCAGTGCCCTCAACACTGCCCTCAGTCTCATCACCAACAGACTGCTCAGACGCCTCAGAAGCCTCCTTGCACATCATGCACATGCCATCGGCCAGCTCCTCAGACTTGAAAGCCTTGCCGCACTTCATGCACCGTTCCATACCGGCACCATCCTTCATAATGAGTGTTTCGACTTGCCGAACGGATCCGGCGACTGACTTTGCGAGCTCAATCAAGCAACTTGGGTTCGCCGGTCGGTCAACCAGCGACACCTCAACAATCTCCCCATCCACGATCCGGCCACCCGGCGCAGACTTATCCTTCACAACCCTCGGGTCACGGATGCCGATGCTGAACCCGCGCAGCACCCGTTCCTCAACCTTCAACACTGAGTTAGGGTCCACGATCCTGGCAGTCACGATATGGCGCGACCCATCCTGCTCCAGCTTGGTGGCGACCCCAGCCGCGATATTGGAATGCTGCTCCCGAATGTTGCCGAACTTGAAACATTCCGGCATCGCACGCTCCAGCCAGCCTGGATCGCACACCTGCTCGTCCAGATCCAGCGTGTCATCTGTCGCGATACCCGTCACCATCAGCGTGCCGTCCATCTGCTTTTCCTTATGCAGAATCGGCACAAACACGTTAGCTCTCATGCAGCATCCAGACGTTAGCTAGGTTCACTCCGAGAATCCACCAAGCAGCTAGTCGATGATGCCCATCCACGATCAGCAACTCACTGCCATCATCATACACATTTGCCAGCGCACGCTTTCCTGGCTCAATCGCCCCAGGATTCATTACATAGTATTCGACACGGGCACGCTTCAAATACTGCTGCGTTGCCGTCAGCTCAGAGATCTCCACCGCGACAATCACCGACTCCCGCCAAGCCTCATCCTCCAGCTTCGGCCTGGATGACAACGGCCAAGGCGAACCCAACAGCCCCGGCTCAACATCAGGCAACTCATCGAAGTACTGGAGCGCCCGGTCAACCTGATCGCGGCCTGCCTTCACGAGAATTGCCTTGTTCTGCTGATCGGCCAGCCAGCGCAGCGCCTCCCCATGAGTGTGGCTGATGATGCTGTACCAGTGCCGCTTCGATCCGTCAGGCATCGTGACCAGGGTGCGCTCCGTCAGCCTCCCCTTCCACTTCAGCAACCCAATCGGTGTTTCCAATGCTGGCATGATGACCCCTACTCGTAAGTGACAGGTATGCCGCGAGCTGCCGCACCCTCCAGCACCCGCGACAGTGGATGATCTGGCGTCAGTAACGGATCCCAGCCCTCGTACTTCTTCGGCATGCGGATCGTGGCGATATCGGATGCGTTCACCCCCCCATGGATCTGCACTTCCCAGTACGAAACGTCTTTCTGCTCGTAGAAGTCCTTGCCGTTGATGTAATCCTTGAACATGAAGTCATTGGCCGTCCCAACGGCCCGCGCCAGGTCATCCGTGCTTGCTGTGCCATTCTGGACGTCGCTGATCATCACAGGATTCTGCTGGCTGAACGAATCGCCCACGCACATCGAACTGCGTTCCTTTACGTCATCGTTCATAATCAGGCGTATCTCGCCATACCCCAGATGCTCCGTGTTGTGGATCGCCCCATAGATTGGTCGCGCCTCATCTGGCGCAGTCTCGGGAATGCCAATGCTGTTTGTCTCAATATTGCGCCGCCAGTCCACGTAGCTCTCACCCTTCACCTCAGGAACTTCAAACACGCTCTTTAGCCTGCCCTCATCCAACACCTCTGCTAACGCTTCGCTTCGGATGGCAATCTGGATATCCTGCTCGGCAACCTGCTCAAACGCTGATCTTAGTTCGGATTCCGCAACATCCCTATAGCCTCCATACATCTCAAACCCTTCGGTCACGTCATCCCACCCAGGCTGAAGTTCAGTCGGCTGTAGGTCGTAAGGCATGGATACCTGAGGTGCATACTCCTCAACATCGACCTCATACGCCTGATCAGGCAACAGATCATCCCAATCGTCATCCTGGTCGTAGTCCGAGTCATCAACATCATCGTCGTCATACCATGTGTCGCCCTCGTCATCGAAGACGTAATCAGCTCGCGCCTCTCGTTCTAGCACTGGCATCACTACGCATAGGCAGTTTGGATGCCCAGGTGGCCCATCCAGCCCGTCGAATCCGAACAACAACTCAACCGGCCCCAGATCCTCAAACCCCTGGCAGATCTCGCACGCCTCATCCCACGCCGTCAACCACTCCACCTGAGTGACCTCAGCCGTGCGATAGAAGTCCACTGACGCTGCCGTGACGGCTGCCCTGGTCTCGGTGCGGGAGACAGTCTCAGCCCAGGCCATGTCGGTTCGCAGGTATGCACTGATGTTGCTCGCCACAGTGTCCATTGAGTCGCCCTGCGCGACACCCTAGCCCAGGATCGCGCCTAGCTGGTCATACCTAGTCTGTTCAATCCCCTTGATCGTGACGTCGCGCCGATCAATAAGGGACTTTAGGCCAGGCGTGCTCCTGCTCCTGATCAGATAACCGGCAGCCCTCGCATCACCCGGTTCCCAACCTTCCCAATCAACGTCTGCTGACAGTTCAGGAGCATCAGCCTTCTGCCGCTTTCTAGCCTCACTGACGAGCGCACGCGACACGCACCACCCCAGCCAACCGGCCTCATCGTAAAGCTGCCGAAGCGTCTCAATAGCCTTATCACCGAATAGGGGAATGTTGCGTGCCTGAATCCAAGCCTTCGCATCGGCAGGCTTCTGGTTGAAGAAGTCCCGAGTCAGGTCACGGCTGTTAACGCGCCCAAGCGAATCTTTCAAGCGGCGTGCGTAGATCTGAATCAACTGATCGTCTCGCTTCGCCCCCGGCCACTGGCGTGGTGCCCGCTCCATCCTCATGTTTCACCGACTCCCAAAGGCCATCAACCCACGACTGACCAGCATCACCGCCCCACAGATCCCAAGCCACCCTGCCAGGTGACGGGAAACCTTCTTCACCGGCATTGAACCCCTCAGCCTTCTTATCGACCTCATGCCGAGCGAAGAACGACCGCATGCGACCCAATGTTTCCCGTGAAACTGCCGCACCACGAGCTAAGTCAGCGGCACGCTTCTTCCCGACCGCCGTGCCACCCGGCCTACCGTCACGCACCCACTCCAAGGCACGCTGAGCAGCCTCACGCACCCCCTTCGGCGGAGTGAACGTGTCAGCAGCCTTCCCCAAAGCCTCAATGCTGGTGAGCGTGGACGCTAGATGCCCCACCCGCGTGTCGGTTGCCCGCCAACCATCCGGCCCCTGCTCCCAAACTCTGATCACGACTGCTGGATCATTCGGCTTGGCCGTGATCCTGAATGAAGAATCCGGCACCTCAAAGGATCCTTCGCGAATCACCCGAATGACCTCACCCCGCGCCCGACCGCCAGACGACCCCCAGGAAACGAAATCACCCACCGTCACGTCACTCTTGCTCTTCAGCCGCACGGCGAGATCCCTCGCTGCGGGTGGATCATGCTTCGCCAGCGCATTCAACGCCTTCGCAGTATCGGCATCCAGGAACTCGAACATGAACTCACGCTTCTTCGGCGATTTCGCCCAAGTGCGGAACGCATCCAGCTCCAAGGTCACTGGGTTGACTGACTTGCCCTCAGTCAGATCCCCGAGCCCTTCCTGCTGCTCAGCCTCAGGCTTGGCAACCGTCTCAGGCACCCCAGGCAGCACCGTCCCCAACACTTCCTGAACATCAGCAACAGGCACGAACGTCTGCGAGATCATCGGCATGTCAGCCTCAGGGAACGTGAACA